TGGTTATGGACAGAGTGCTGCCATCTGCCGCATTTGAACAGGAAGTGACCAAGGGCGCAGGCAAGAACTCGATACAGATCAACATAACGGGTGTTGGAGGAGTCAATATCCCTGACCAACCCCTAGACGCGGATTTCGAGGAAGTAGATTGATGCGATATTTTGATATCAGCGAGTTCGACTGCAAGTTTTCGGGCGAGAACGAGATGGACCCAGCGTTTTTGATAAAGCTGGACGACCTGCGCGAAGCCTGCGGATTCCCGTTCCACGTCAATTCAGGATACAGATCACCCGATCACCCCAGAGAGTCGACAAAAGAGAAGCCGGGGACTCACGCGCAAGGCATCGCCGCTGACATCAGGGTGCAGGGAGGCTGGCAGCGCGGGAAAATCATCGAGGAGGCCGTAAAAGCGGGGTTCAAGGGGATTGGGGTTGCAAGGGGATTTGTCCATGTGGACAATCGAGACTCCGCAGACCTGATCGTGTGGACATATAGCTAATGTCCGACCTATCTGTCGAGCTTCTGCCGTGGCAGCAAGAGCTGTGGGTAGATGACACCCGATTCCAGGTGGTAGCAGCCGGTAGACGGTGCGGTAAGTCCCGCTATGCTGCGTGGAAGCTCATCATCAACGCCCTGAGCGACAAGCCCGGACAGGTGTTCTATGTGGCGCCAACGCAGGGGCAGGCTCGCGACATTATGTGGAACCTGCTGCTGGACCTGGGTAGGCCGGTAGTTAAGAGCTCGCACATCAACAACCTCCAGATAACCCTGATTAACGGGGCTGTGATCAGCCTCAAGGGCGCTGACAGGCCGGAAACCATGCGTGGTGTGTCTCTGAAGTACCTTGTACTGGACGAATACGCCGACATGAAGCCCTCTGTATTCGAGGAGATTCTGCGGCCTGCACTGGCTGACCAAAAGGGTAACGCGCTGTTTATCGGTACTCCGATGGGGCGCAACCACTTCTACGAGCTGTACAAGTACGCAGAGCTGAACGACGACCCGACCTACAGGGCCTGGCACTTCACCTCATACGACAACCCTCTGCTGGACCCAGAGGAGATTGACATAGCCAAGCGCAGTATGTCATCATACGCCTTCAGACAAGAGTTCCTGGCTTCGTTCGAGGCCAGAGGGTCTGAGATGTTCAAGGAGGATTGGGTCAAGTATTTCTCTGGTGACAAGCCGAGCGGGTCCACCTACATAGCCATCGACTTAGCGGGGTTTGAACAGGTTGGAAAGAAAACAGGCAAGAACTCCAGGCTCGACGACACGGCGATTGCTGTTGTCCATGTCTCTACAGAAGGATGGGTCGTTGAGAACATTATACACGGACGCTGGACGGTTGAGGAGACTGCGGCAAAAATCTTCCAAGCAGTTAGAGATTACCAGCCGGTTTCTGTCGGAATCGAGCGAGGCATAGCAAAGCAGGCTGTGATGAAACCCATCATGGACCTGCAGAAGAAGTACGGGACGTTCTTCAGGATTGAGGAGCTGACCCACGGCAACAAGAACAAGACAGACCGAATCATGTGGGCGCTGCAGGGCCGATTTGAGAACGGGTACGTGGAGCTGAAGAAGGGTGATTGGAATATGAAGTTCCTTGACCAACTATTTCAGTTCCCTGACCCGCTGACTCACGACGACCTTGTGGACGCTCTGGCGTACATCGACCAGCTATCCAATGTGGCTTACCATAGCGACATGGAGGTTGGCGAGTATGAAGTATTGGACTTTCACGCGGGATACTAGGATACGTAATGACTGACATTTTCGAGAACGATGTGCTGATGGCCGACGAGAGCCTAGCCGACTGGGTGATGACCAAGTGCGACAACTGGCGCAATCATTACGAGGGCAACTACTCCGAGAAGCACCAAGAATACTACAGGCTGTGGCGCGGCATCTGGGCTCAAGAGGACTCCACTAGAGCCTCGGAGCGCAGCAGGATTATCGCCCCAGCTCTCCAGCAGGCGGTCGAGTCCAACGTGGCGGAGATGGAGGAAGCAACCTTCGGCCGAGGCAGATGGTTCGATATTGCTGACGACGTAATGGATCAGGATAGTGCAGACGCCATGTTCCTGAGAAACAAGTTGGAAGAAGATTTCGCATACAACAAGGTGCGGAAGGCTGTCTCGGAATGCTTGATCAACGCTGCTGTATTCGGCACAGGCATCGGTGAGCTGGTTATCGAGGAGCGTCCATACGCTGCGCCAGCTACTCAACCACTGATGGATGGTCAGTTACAGGCGTTCGGTGTGAACATCACAGAGCGCGTATGCGTTAAGATGAACCCTGTACTGCCCCAGAACTTTCTGATCGACCCAGTTGCGACGAGCGTAGACGACGCGATGGGTGTTGCGATAGATGAGTTCGTGTCGGCACACCACGTTGATCAGCTGCAGGAGCAGGGCGTCTACAACGACGTACCAGTGGGCTCGGCATCCCCCGATGCTGACCTTGAGCCCGATCAGGACCTGACCGTCTACCATGACGACAAGGTTCGACTCACCAAGTACTACGGCCTAGTCCCGCGAGACATACTTGCCAAAGAGACAGAGGTCGAAGGCGAGGATATGTACGTGGAGGCCGTCGTCGTTATCGCTAATGGTGGCGTCCTGCTCAAAGCCGAGGAGAACCCCTACATGATGCAGGATCGTCCGGTTGTCGCATTCCCTTGGGATGTGGTTCCTGGCCGCTTCTGGGGCCGCGGTGTATGCGAGAAGGGTTACAACTCACAGAAGGCTCTGGATGCTGAGATTCGCGCTCGTATCGACGCTCTGGCGCTCACAGTGCACCCGATGATGGCTGTAGACGCCACGCGTATGCCAAGAGGCGCTAAGCCGGAGATTCGTCCGGGCAAGATGCTGATTACCAATGGCGACCCGCGTGAGGTCCTGCATCCGTTCAACTTCGGGCAGGTAAGCCAGATCACATTCGCTCAAGCAGCATCGCTTCAGCAGATGGTACAGCAGGCTACAGGCGCTGTAGACTCAGCAGGCATTGCCGGTCAGGTTAATGGCGAAGCGACCGCAGCAGGCATCTCAATGTCCCTGGGCGCGATCATCAAGCGTCACAAGCGAACCCTGATCAACTTCCAGGATTCGTTCCTGATCCCGTTTGTTAAGAAGGCCGCTCACCGATACATGCAGTTCGACCCGGAGTCGTACCCCGTATCCGACTACAACTTCCGAGCAACCTCCACCCTGGGCATCATCGCTCGTGAGTACGAGGTCACTCAGCTGGTGCAGCTCCTGCAGACTATGCCGCCGGATTCACCTCTGTACTCAACCCTGGTCGAGTCTATCATCGACAACATGAACCTCGCTAACCGTGAGGAGCTGATCGCTTCGCTGCGTCAGGCCAACCAGCCCTCACCAGAGGCTCAGCAGGCTCAGATGGCTATGCAGCAGGCTCAACTGGACTTCCAGAATGCTCAGACACAGGCGCTGCAAGCGTCTGCTCAGGAGTCTATGTCACGAGCCCAGAAGTACGCCACGGAGACTCAGTACATCCCGATGGAGGTGGAGATCGACAAGATGGCTGCTGCAACCAAGAACCTTCAGGCCGGCGACTCTGACGACAAGGAGTTTGAGCGCAGGATGCGAGTAGCTGAACTCTCACTCAAGGAGCGCGATCTCCAGATCAAGGAGCAGGGCAAGCAGGAGGAAACAGAGGACAAGGCTAGAGCCAGGGCGGTTGAAGATCAACTGATGTCCCGACTGGGAGGCTAAATGGAAGCCAAGATTCTAGCGGTCCTCGATTACCTTGAGAAGAAGATCGAGGCGGTCGCCCAGAACAAGGGGCTGAACGGCAAAGACGGAGCACAGGGGCCAAAGGGCGAGACCGGGAAGGTCGGACCCTCTGGACCCGCCGGGAAGGCTGGCAAGGACGGCAAAGACGGAAAAGACGGAAAAGACGGCAAGGATGGTAAACACGGGGACGACGGTGTATCCGTAAAAAGCGTAGAAGTAGCCCTAGATAACCACCTTGTCGTCACCCTGTCAGACGGCTCCGAGATTGACGCCGGGGAGCTGCCGGAGGCCGGTAAGGGTGGTGACAGCTACACCATCGGAATGTACGGCAGCGCAAGCTCTCGCGCTGACAGTGACGCCGGATATGAATTTACAGGCGGGTTCGCTGATCGAACCACGGGGCAGTCAGGGGCCAACGACTTAGGCTCTAACGTACAGTACACGCAGGCGCAGGCTGATGCTGGGACTTGGAGGCGCTTTGGCTTTAGCTCCGCACAACAGACCGCTAACGATGTCGAGTATTGGGGCGAGACACGTCCCGGCTTTGACCAGACAAAGGGCTTAATGGGTGGTTTGAATATGCCCGAAGGTTTTGAGAACATGTTTCTGTTTGACGACACTGCGCTGTCTGCAGCAGTCACTACCGGAGCCCTGCAGTACACAGCCGCCAACGGCTCCTATGATTTCAGCGACTGTAAGCAGGGTGATCTCGCTCTTATCCGGTTTAGTTTTAACGTAGTGCCGCAGGTGGCTAACACAACGCTGGAGGTGGGGCTTATTTTTGCCACTCGTGACGAAAATGACGCTGTTACATATACGTTTCCGCTGACTGTCCAGCCCATCTTCTACGGTACAGGTGCGCAGGGCAAAGCGTACTTAAACCGCGTAGAGATGTCGGCCTACATTGCGTCCCCGGAGGATATTAATGCTCGGGCATTGCCTGCAATACGCGCAGACAACCAGATTCTTATACAACCTCTGACAACTCTTTACACCGTGGTGCGCTAATGGCGATTAAGATTACAAGAAACGAAGCGGCTAACTGCATCAACTTCGTAGGCTCAACCAACCCTGCTTACTTCAACGCATGCCTCAGCGCCTCCATAAACTCCGAAGATTCTGGTCGTATTGACATTATTAATGACATTAGGACCGAAACCGGGGGGACTACAGAGTACGAGTTCTACGCTGTAGACTACACGGACTTTGCAGACAGGGACGGTAATGCGTTTGCCAGCGCTCAAGCAGCGGTTGACTACATCAATACCAATGCCAATGTGGCAAGCAACACGGGGCGCTTCCTGTTGTCGGCTACCGACACCATTGACTTTACAACAGACCAGACGGAAACGACAGTCCTTCTGGACAACGGTGATGCTTACGCGGTCAACTCCATCAGAGCCGTGGCTAATGACGATGGGCACATCAACATAATCAAGCACAGCGTGGACGTTGTTATCTATACCGACCTTCGCCTAGCCAATGCAAGCATTGACGGCACAGTGGTAACACAGACGTTGGCTACTGCTGTTAATGAGCTTAACGCGCTGTTTGCGCACTCAGGCGGCGCTAGTGGCGATGCTCCTGTTATCACCTCCGCAACTACGGTAAACCTTACCGCAGGCGACACGCTAAACTACGAACTCGTAGCAACAAATGGCGTGGGGTACGAGTGGTCAAACTTGCCCAGCGGCGTAACAACGGTTGACGGCAACGTGAGGAAACTCATAGGCGGTTCTAGTCTTTCTGCTGGTACGTATAACATAACTGCCAAGGCTATTAACTACTTTGGCGAGGACACAGAGACCATTTCACTTGTTGTGTCTACGCCCTCCTTTGCGAACACCAAGAGTGTCAACTTTCAGAACCAAGATTGGCTGGGAGCTAATGCCTCCCTCCTGGCCTCAACATTAGGGCGCACATCCAACGGTAGCGGCTCAGCAGACGCTTGGACACTTCAGGTCTGGTTCAAAGGAAGCACTAGTACCAGCAACGGCCAAACTATATTTTACTTCGGAGACAACGACACGACCAATGGCGGTCAGTTTTACTTACGCTACCAAGGCGGCAACAACAGGCTGCGTTTCAGGTACGGCACATGCTCTGGCGTCAACTACCTGAACTTCCACTCTGCTGGAGGAACATTAGTGGACGACACTTGGCACCATATTCTGGTAGCCTATGATGGGGGATCAACAGGGTCGAGTAGCGCAGACATCAACAGCTACTATAGCAGGTTCAGCATCTTCATTGACGGGGTGGACGCGGTTCCAAACGGTAGTTGGTCGCATTCAAACTACGGCTGGTCCAGCCCTGTAGATGCCGACAATCTGCGGGTAGGCAGATATGCGTCATCTCAGTACCTGCAGAGTAACTGTCGGGTAGACGAGCTGGCTGTCTGGGACTCGGACCAATCGGGCAATATTAGCAGCATTTACAACTCGGGCGCCCCGCACGACTTGAGCCTGCTGAGCGCCGCCCCTTCTCACTGGTGGCGTATGGGGGACGGTGATACTTACTCAGTCATTCAGGATAACGTAGGAAGTGCAGACTTTGTTATGTACAATATGACAGCATCAGACATCGTGAGTGACGTACCATAACTAATAGCAACCTAGAGGTAGATTAACATGATCACGCAAGGACAATTCAACAGAGCCCTAGAGGAGATTAACGCGAGCTATGCCCGTATGTCGGCCCGTGTGACGGCTCTGGAGGAGCGCATCAAGGCCCTGGAGAGCAAGCCAGAGCCAGAGCCAAAGAAGCCTGCAGCCAAGAAGGTGGCGAAATAGACACAATATTGGTCAATTTGACCACCTCGGGGTTGACATATATCAAAACCCCATGATAGTATCGCCCTGCTTGCTGAGGATAATCAAGGAGACCCATGACCCCAGAGCTAGAGGAATACTTTGACCACCTGAACGTGATGTTCAACAGTGAGGGCTACAAGCTGCTCATTGGGGAGGTGGAAAACAAGATTAAGCTGCTGAACGACCTGGCGACGGTCAAGACAGCAGACGAGCTGCACCACAGACAGGGCCAGATTGCCGCCCTACAGTCTGTGCTGTACTTCTCCGACACAGTGGCTGTTGCTAGAGAGCAGGCCGAGGAAGGTGAAGATGCTCAAGATTTTTGATTTTAAGTGTCCAGATGGGCACGTAACAGAAAAGATGGTACGCGGCGATGTCAAAGTCTCAAGGTGCGACTGCGGCAAAGATGCTACCAGACAACTGTCGGCTCCGGCTTTCCACCTCGAAGGTGCCTCTGGGGACTTCCCCGGTAGACACATGCGATGGGTGAAAGAGCACGAAAAGGCCGGCAATAAACCCACTCCATAATGATTTTAGTCACGGAGATTAATAAGCTATGTCAAGAGCTGGATTGATTGATCTGCCTCCCGAGGAGGAACAAGCAGATACTATCGAGAACGAAGATGATGGGACTCAGCCTATCGAGAGCATCGAAGCTGTCGAAACGGAGGAGCAACCCCAGGAAGAACCTAACATCCCTGAGAAGTATCGAGGCAAGTCCCTGGAGGAAGTTGTCCAGATGCACCAAGAGGCCGAGAAGGCTCTAGGGAAGCAGGGGAGCGAGGTCGGAGAACTTCGTAAAGTGGTAGACGAGTTCATCACTGAACAGAGTGTATCACAGGCACCTCAACAAGAGGCCGAAACGGAAGTAGACGAATTGGACTACTTCACCGATCCGCAGGCTGCAGTAAATCAGGCCATTGATAATCACCCGTCGGTGGTTGAGGCCCGAGAAGCTGCTGCTGCACACAAGCGACAAACGGCTATGGCCGCTCTGCAATCAAAGCACCCTGACATGCAAGAAATTTTGCAGGATGCCAGTTTCGCGGAGTGGATCAAGGCGTCTAACATTCGTAAGCAGCTGTTCGTAAGAGCAGACCAGCAGTACGATGCCGAGGCGGCTGACGAGCTGTTCAGCTTGTTCAAGGAGCGCAAATCTGCCGCAAAGCAGACTGTGGCTGCTGACCAGAAGGCTCGCAAGAGTGATCTCAAGGCGGCAAGCACTGGCGGCGCTCGCGGAAGCGGTGAGGGAGTCTCCAAGAAAGTTTACCGAAGGGCAGACCTTATTAAACTGATGAAGAATGACCCAGCAAGGTACGAAGCTCTGCAACCTGAAATCATGCAGGCATACCAAGAGGGTCGAGTTAAATAGTCAAAGGAGACTAAATCATGGCTACGGCTACTTATCCAGGTGCGGCTGGTAATACCGCAAAGACAGAAGCTGCAACTTTTATTCCAGAAATCTGGAGTGACGAGATCATCGCTGCTTACGAGAAATCTCTCAAACTGGCTCCTCTTGTCAAGAAGATGAAGATGACCGGCAAGAAAGGTGACACCATCCACGTTCCTGCTCCCGTTCGCGGCGAAGCAAACGCTAAGGCTGCTGACACCGCAGTTACGATCATCGCCAACACCGAGAGCGAAATCACGATTGACATTAACCGTCACTTTGAATACTCACGTCTGGTAGAAGATATCGTTGAAGTACAGGCTCTGTCCTCACTCCGTCAGTTCTACACTCAGGACGCTGGTTACGCTCTCGCTAAGCGTATCGACACTGACCTGCACTCTGTAGGTACAGCTTTCGGTAACGGCGGCGCGGTTGTATTCTCTGACACTGTTGCCGAGACTGACTACGTTCACACTGGCGCGTTCTTCAACGACAACGGCACGACCACTGCTTACGCTGTTGACACCGTTGCCTCTGCTGACGTGTTCACGGACGCTTTCTTCCGCGACATGATCCAGAAGCTCGACGACAACGACGTCCCGATGGACGGCCGATCTCTGGTCATCCCTCCGTCAGCTCGTAACGCTGTCATGGGCATCGACCGATATGTTTCTACCGACTTCGTTAACAGCGGCAAGGTAGACAGCGGTCTGATCGGTAACCTGTACGGCATCGACGTGTTCGTATCTTCCAACTGCCCAGTAATCGAAACTGCTGCCAACAACTCTGGCGGTTCAGTTGACGTTCGCGGCGGCCTCCTGTTCCACCGGGAAGCTATCGTTCTGGCTGAGCAGGTTGGTGTTCGTTCACAGACTCAGTACAAGCAGGAATACCTGAGCAACCTGTACACGGCTGATTGCCTGTACGGCGTTCAGGCTTACCGTCCTGAAGCTGGTTTTGTTCTGGCTCTGCCTGAGTAAGACCACCCCACCGGGAGGTCCTTCATGGGCCTCCCACCCTTTTAATACAATGAATTCTACTGAGGTGTCCGGTTGAGAAACGCAATAGTCAATTCCATTCGTCAGAGCATTAGACAGTCTATTCGCGGGTCTGAGGGAGTCCCGGCACCATCTTTATTCTTAGGCTTGCAGGACAGCTTGCAGCCTACTATGTCTAATACGGTCAACCCTGGCACATTCACACGCGCCACAGAAGCCACCTACCACGACCACGAAGGTCTCATCAGGACCGCCAAGAGCGGTCAGGCTAGGATGGCAGGCAGCAGGGATGTAAAGAATCTGATCACAGCAGCAGAGGACATGACCAATGGGGCTTGGGATGTTGTTGACACTGGGGTAACGGTTGATTCAGCCACACAGGTTTCGTGGGATGGCACAGATGGCGCTGACTTCGGGCAGACAATCACGATTGTTGATGATGGCGGCGGCACGGGTGCCCGCACATTTGTTGCAAGAGTTGAGTTAAGCCTTGCATCCGGCACCGTTTCATCTGATGCCGCGCTTCAGGTTCGTCTGGTAGGCGATGCTTTATCAGGCAATTTTGTTTCAATCGGCAGCGAGATTACATCTACTGCTCAAGTTTTTTCCATTTCAGCATCCACGGACACGGCGGGGACCGATGTTATTTTGCAGATCAGGGCTGATGATGCCATTACCTTGAATATCTCAAAGGCACAAGTAGAAGAAGTCACCGGCCAGACCAACCAGAATCCCGGCGAGTATGTCTCTACGGGTGTAGCGACTGGGCCGGAGCTTGTTGTTGACCCTACGTTTTCGGATATTGCTACTAACTGGACGGCAACTTCCGGCGGAACCCTGTCAACTCCATCAACAGGCACTATCAGGGTGACTAACGGCTCGTTTAGCTCGGCAAGACCGCCAGCAATTCCCACTGTCGTCGGAAAGCAATACGTTATATCGGCAGACATGGTAACTTTGTCTGGCGCTGTAAATGGCCGGATTCAGGTATCAAACAATGCTGATGGAACAGGCGCGACCTTGATCAAAGGCAGCTTGCAGGCAGGAGACACTGGCAGGGGTATTTTTACAGCCACAGCCACTACAACCTACTTGTATCTTAATACCAACAGCGCAACAGCCGGGCATTATACTGAGTGGCAGAATCCATCATTCCGAGAAGCCGACCACGGCCTCAACAGGGACGGCGTTAAAGCCTTCTCCACCCTCAACGGCAATACTAAGGAGATCAGGAAGTTTCTTGATCTGGACGGTACAGGAGATTATGCGAGTACGCCGAACCCGCCTCAGCTATTAGCAAGCGACTTTAGGATTGATGCAGACATTCGCTTTGATGCTTACTCAAACGGCGTAACTGACAATGTTATTGGGCATCTTGCTGACACGTCCCGTAGAGGCTGGGTGCTATCTATGCGCGGCACAGGGAAAATTCTTTTTTCCTCCTCTCCAGACGGAACGTCGGGGGCGCAGGTCGCTTTTGAGTCTGCGCTCCACGGGCTTACCGACGGGGCAAGATATACCATTTCCGCTGTTTATGACCACTCTGCTGGAGCTATGTCTTTTTATATTGATGGGGTGCTCCTTTCTACAGATAGCGGGGGCGCGCTAACTGGAATTTACTACGAAGAAACAGATCCTGTTGCAATTGGTGCGATATTTGGCGGTACAGGAGATGACACGCCGGGCCAAGTGTTCTCTGTTCAAGTTCGACAATCTACAGATGTCGCGGCATCACCAATAATCGACTTCAACGCCGAAGATCACACAGGCGGCTCCACGCTGACAAGCTCCACAACAGGCGAGGTCTGGACATTTAATGCAGATGCCTTTATCGACTATGAAGAGACTGGCGTAGTCACAGAAGCTACAGGCCCAGCGGTATCTAAGGGCCAGTGGATTGAGCTGGATGGTGCGTCAGGCACGTATGTCAGCACGCCGGACAATGGGGCTTTCCCGACCGAGTCTCATGTCTTAGGTGGTTACGCGATGTTGCGGGACTGGACACCTTCGGACTCGGCGCTATTGATTGGGAAGTGGACAACTTCCGGGAATCAGCGGAGTGTTGTTCTTAACCTGCACCCTAATGGAACGCTACAGTGGGTGTCCTCGTCAGACGGTTTGAATGTGGCAGACAACCCCGAATCTACTGTAACCCACGGGTTCGCAAATGGTACGGGGCATTGGGTATTCGCTATATGGGATAGCGATGCAGATGAAGTGACATTTTGGGTTTCGGATCAGCCAAGCGGCACATCTTTGAGCGACTTGAACTTGGTGCAGTTGGGCGCTGCCGTATCGACTACCGCTACCGCAATCTATGATTCGACGGCAGAAATTACAGTCGGGGCTTTTGATTCAGGCGCAGATAATCTGCTGGACGGGTTTGTCGCCCGAGCAGTCGTCATAGACTCCACAGACCCAACTGCCACACCCGTTGTTGACTTCAACGCCAATGACTATGAGGCAGGCAAGACTTGGGAAACACAGAGCCAGGTTAGCAGCCCGAACCTAATTACTAACGGAACGTTTGACAGTGATCTATCGGGTTGGTCGGCGGGGACGGATTGGTCGGTAGTTTCCGGCAAGGCCGTGGACTCTGGGTCGAACACGACGGTTTCCGCAAGAAAGCTGGTGTGGGAAGCCCCGCTTACCGCTGGCAAAAGATATCGATATTCTTTTGAAATTTCGGATGTGTCTGGAGGAAACCCGTCGTTTTCTCTCAGCAGCGACCTAAGCCTAACAGGCACGACCACGATTCAGACGACTAGCGGCGACGGAACCTACACCGGAACCTTTACAGCCACTTCCACCCGTGAATACGTAGCATTTTCTGGCGCGCTTGCGACGTTCAAGCTAGACAACGTATCAGTCATCGAACTCCCCGACATCTGGACTCTCAACGGCGCAGCCAAAGCCTTCTCGCCTCTAGCCAGGTGGGGTGATTTGCCGGGGAGTTCTTCAGATGACTTTTCTACCCCGGATTCGGCTGCGCTGGACATTACAAGCGACATTAGCCTTGAGGCTTGGGCGGCGCCTGACGATTGGGTGCCTGCCGCTACCGATTACCTTATTGGCAAGTACGGAAGTGTTGGGCAGCGCAGTTATGGTCTGAGCATCAGAACTAGCGGGGCGCTTGGTATCTTTTTGTCTGATGACGGCTCCACAACCACGCTGTATCAATCTACCGTAGCGACTAATTTTTCTGATGGCGTTATGTACGGCGTAAGAGTAGATGTTGACTTCACGAACAACGAGGTCAAGTTTTACACTACCGAAGACCGACCACAGACTCCCGCGAGCGAGGTGACATGGACACAGTTGGGTGAAACAGTCACGTTGACTATTGCAAGCATCGCCGCAAGCACAGCAACTGTCCGTGTTGGCTCGCTGGATTCAACAAACAACAATATTGCAGGCAAGATTGCCGTTGCTCGAATATATGGTGGGTATGGCGATTCTCGCACTCTGAAGGCTGAATTCGACGCACGTACATTTACTCCCGGCGTAAGCACTGCTACAGCCCCTACAGGCGAGACATGGACTGCTAATGGTAACGTAACCATAGAGCAGAACATTCCCTCCACATGGGACTCTGACGGCCCTCTGGGCTATCTGGCAGAGGAGGCGAGGACTAATATTGCGCTGCACTCGCAGGATTTGTCTTCTACGTGGGTGAACGTAAGGTCTGTAGATTCTCAAAACTATGCTATTGCCCCTGACGGAACGAAAACAGCAAATAGGTTGCTAGATAATTCAGCTACAGGCACAAACTCCGTCCACATAGATCAGACGGTAACGGTATCAAGCGGCAATAACACTATGTCAGCGTACCTAAAGGCAGGCCAGCTTGACTGGGCAGTGCTTCAGCACTTTGGGTTTGACGATGACGGCGGGACATACTTTGACTTAAGCAACGGCGTTGTGGGCACTGTCAGCGGCAATCACTCTGACGTTGGCATGGAGTATGTTGGCAACGGCTGGTATAGGTGTTGGATCGTAATGTCATCCACCACCGACCTCTCCGGCGACTTTGAGATTTATGTCGCGGAGGCGGATAACGATACTATAGTTGACCTCGACGGCACTTCCTCCATACTCATATGGGGCGCACAAGTAGAAGCAGGAGCCTTTCCAACAAGCTACCAGCCCACTACTACTGCGTCAGTGGCTAGGAATGCTGATGTTCTGACTTACAGCACAACGGGAGCTGCCGACAGCTTCCCGATGACGATGAGCGCTGAAGCTGCTCCTCATCAGTTTGATACGGCTGGTTATGTTGTCTCTGTTGATTCAGGCGGCGGCGCAAACAATAGGTTCCAGACAAATGTAACTACGGGGGCAAACCCAAGGACGTTTGTGCGAGTCACTGGAACAGAGGCGGATATTACAGGTTCTTCTGGGTTTGTTCGCGGCGTACCTTCTAACATCGCTGCGGCAGCAGCAGCCGATGATGTTGAGCTTTACTTTGAAGGCGTAAGTGACGGGACGCCGGACACAAGCGCGAATATGCCATCAGGTCAAGATACGATAGGCATTGGCATCAACCACGCTGACAGCTTCCACCTCAACGGCACCGTCCGCAAGGTTAAAATATTCAACAAGCGGCTGAATGACAGCCAGATAGAGAATCTGTGAGGGTTCTAGCCGCACTGCTACTGATCCAGTCTTGTGCTGCTGTCCCTCACACCACTACAGTGGACAAGGGCCAGGAGTATGAGCTGGCGGATCACGGTACGGTCGAGTGGTTTATTGTCGACAAGGATAAGTCGCCCTGCCTCGACGAGAGAGTCTATGGCTGCATGTACAAGGACGGCAACAAGCACAGGATATGGATTCACCGGAGCCATGACGGCTCCATAAACACTAACAGAGCACTAAAGCACATTGCTGAGCACGAGTTCGAGCATGTTGTGTACGGTCCCAGGCACATCAAGGAGTAATCGGCTTGGATAACATTAACCACGAGTCTCACCTTATAGCGAGACTTCATCATGTAGAGAAGCGGGTAGACTCTCACGACCTCCAGATAAGGCGACTGAATCAGGTGGCGGAGTCGGCTGAAGAAACTGTGGCGATAAACAAAGATATGCTTCAATCAATCCACCAAAGAATGGACAAGCAGGACGCCGAGCAGCTTAGGCTGTCAGACGTCGAAAAGGTTGTCAGAGACCAAGTTCCAGCGCTAATTACCGTCGGGATCGAAAACAGCATCGGCAAGTGGGCCACCAAGATAATCTTGTGGGTCGTCGTGACGGCTGGCGTTGTTATTGTCTCTAACAGTGTTGAAAACTGGACGCTACTAGGGTAGCATTCGGAAAACTATATCGCGCCCACAGGGCCAAATCTAACCAAAGGAGGCCAGAAATGGCAGTAGAAACAGGCACATTTTCGGCAGACGGGTCCACTAGCTGGTTTCTCGTAAAAGAGCACCCCGTACACATTGCCATCAACGGAACTTTCGGCAGCGGCAGTGTTGCCATTGAGCAGGACGTACAGGGCACAACCTCTACCGTTCTGGACAACGGCACAGCCATCGGCATCACCGCTAACGACAATTCCATGTACAACTTCCAGGCTGGCGACACGATTCGCCTAACCCTGTCTGGCGCAACATCACCGGATCTGGACTGGAAGATTAGCGGGGTCATCTAGTGAGCAATTACACTAAGACAACGGACTTTGAGGCGAAGGATACGCTGACAACCGGCGATCCCGATAAGGTCATCAAGGGCGCAGAGTTCGAGACGGAGTTCGACAACATCTCGACGGCAATCGCCACCAAGGCGGATTCGGCCAGCCCGACATTCACCGGAGCGGTAACCTTGCCCTCTACGGTCACGCTGGGTGGCGAACCTCTGACGGCAGTATCGTCAGCTAAATTATTCTTTATGGGAGGCATGTAATGGGCGTCAAGAACGGACGAGTAAACCTTTCTGCAGCAACGGCTGCCGATATCGTGCAGGCTGGCACCAGCGGCGGCACATTCAACGTAGAGATCCTGAACGCATCAGGCTCCACTGCCGTTGTGCAGCTGGGCATTAGCTCCACCACCTCTAACTTTGAGGCAAGCGGCAAGCTGATCGAGTCTCTGTTTCTCGCAAACAATGAGACGGCCAGCTTTAAGCAGATCGTGCTGGCGGCCAACGAGTTCATCGTGGGCGAGTCTGACACGGCTAACGTAAACATGGTAGCAATGGGGTATGACGAGTAATGCCTTTACAAACAACTAGCAAGCCCTCCGGGGCGATTCAAGAGATAGTTCTCACCACGGATGGGTTTATTCAGCCTCCGTTTAACTGCAGGGCTCTGGTTTATGTAATTGGCGGTGGTGGCGGTGGTGGCGCGGCCACGAACTCCAACACGGTCACGGATTCCGCTGCGGCCAGCGGTGGCGGCGCTGGAGGCATGGGCGTCAGCCTGGTAGAGCTTCTTTCGACAACCTCTTACACGGCAACTGTGGGCGGCGGTGGCGCTGGAGGCGTTACAGCGGCATCTGAGGGGGCAACGGCCAGCGGTTCTGCCGGCAGCAACTCGTCGTTTAGCGGGTCTAACATAACCACGATAACTGGCAACGGCGGTAGCGGCGGGTTCGCCGCATATACAACCGGCTCATCACAGTCAACCGTATCTGGCGGTAACGGCGGTAGCGGCTCAGGAAACGCAGGCAGCTCCACGGGCGGAGATGGGGGCGGCGGCGTTGATTTGGCTTATAGCGGGATTAGTGGCGCAGCTGGTGGCGGCGGCTCTGCAGGGATCATCAAGAAGATTGGTTTCGAGGGCGGGAAAGGCACGTCCAGCCACACATCGGCCAGCTCGCTACTTTTTGCTTGCGGCGGCGGGGCCGGTGTGGGTGGCGTTGGCGGAGACGCTACCGTAAGCGGTGCAAGCCCTGCGCTTACAGGCGCATACGGCGGCAGCCCCTTGAGTGGCACAGACAATTCCACGAATGGCGTCCTAGCGACCCCAGAAGGACTGATCGCGTCTGCAGTTTCTGATGCAAGCACTCCGTTTTCTTCTGTGTTCGAGTTCAATTACAGTACGCCTTCCACTTCCGAGCAAGACTTTCGTGGACACGGCGGAAAGGCCAGCGCAAATTCTGCGGGGTTCCGTGGCGGCCTTTTCTCCGGTGGCGGTGCTGGAGATACCACTGGCGGCGCTGGTGGTATGGGTGGCGGTGGCGGTGGCGGCGCGATCAACGCCGGCGCAGTTGTTACTACCGGCGGGGCTGGCGGCAGCGGCTTAATTGTTGTCCAGATACTAGAGATATTGTGATGAGCCAGGATTCAATAATGCAGATTTTCTCCATTGTTCGTAACACAATCGTTGCGGGGGTCTTGTGTTTATCGGCCTCATGTGGTACAATAAAACCATTCAGTGCTTGCATCAAGACTGGAGTGCTTGGGGAGGTTGTTAATCTCGACATCTGCGGTAAGATAGGAGATGGCGAATTCAATCCTGAGATCGGTATCACACCTGTCCAACCTGCTCCTGCAGAGGGGCAATCAGGCGGTATCACTCCTGACCAACCTGCTCCGACAACAGGGGCGTAACATTGAGCGGCACCTTCACCGATCTTACGCTACGTTCGATAGACAGTAAGCCGGGACACTTCGCGGTAGTCGGCAATGTAGCCTACAGCGGTAGTTTCCACTACACTGTTCCCAGCGGGTTCGTTACAGACCTCGCGAGTATTCCACGGATACTTGCGCCTATCTTCAGCAAGACAGGGCGCAGCAGGAAGCCGGCAGTATTCCACGATCACATGTACGCAACTAAGTGGCGCACTCGCAAGGAGTGTGATCAGGC